CGCCGGGGAGGGCTGCGGCTCGCAGTCTGTACGGGTTTCTGAAGTGGGGGACCCGGGAGAGTTCAGCCCAACAGGTCGGGCTTCGTTGACCTGGTGACTCGACGCCCTCGCGCGTCGAGGTGTCCTGTCAGGAGGCGGCCATGCCGCGTGGTCCTCTACCCACCCCCAATGCGCGCCGACGCAACGCGCCGACCATCCCGACGACGCTGCTTCCCGCCGCGGGTCGCAAGGGCGCCGCGCCCCGCGTCCCGGCCGGATACTCGTTCGGCAAGCCGGCGAAGGCCTGGTGGTCCTGGGCGTGGAAGTTGCCCCAGGCGTGTGGCTGGAGTGCTGGCGATCTGTACGCCATCGCGCGCCGCGCATCCCTCGAGGATGACCTTGCCGCGCTCGAGCTTGCCGACGGCTTCGACCTCGGCCAGCTGTTCGGCATCGACGGCGACGCCGTCCGGCGCCTCGTGGAGATGATCAGCGCGCTGAAGCGGCTCGCCGGCGGCCGCGTTGGCGTCATGCGCGAGATGCGCGAGCTCGACATGAAGCTCGGCCTGATCGCCAAGGGCCTCGCCGACCTGCGGTGGACGATCAAGGACGAGGAGCCGAAGCCCGCGACGGCCCCGGCGCCGAAGCGTGGCGAGCGGCGGCTGCACGCTGTCGACCCGATCGCCGCGACCGCGTAGGGATGTGCCCTGGCGAGGACCGGAGACCCCCGGCGAATTCCCGACGCTCGGGCACGAGGTCGCCGAGTGGATCGAGGAGCACTGCGTCATCCCCGATGGCGACCGGATGGGCGCGCCGTTCGCGCTGACCGATGAGCAGCTCCGATTCCTGCTCTGGCACTACCGTCTCCACCCGACCGCCCGGGTCGTGGACGGCAAGCCGTCGGGCCCGTTCTACTTCCGCCGCTCGCAGTACGTCCGCCCCCAGAAGCACGGCAAGGGCCCGCTCTCCGCGGCGATGATCTGTGCCGAGGCGGACGGTCCGGTTCTCTTCGACGGGTGGGACGCGAACGGCGACCCGGTCGGGCGCGAATGGCCGACCCCGTGGATTCAGGTCACCGCGGTGTCGGAGGACCAGACCGACAACGTCTGGCGCAGCCTGCTCCCGATGATCGAACTCGGCGCCTTGAAGGACGCACTCCCAGACGTCGGTCTCACCCGCATCAACCTGCCCGGCGGTGGGTTCATCGAGCCGGTGACCGCCTCGAGCCGGTCGCGTCTCGGCCAGCGCCTCACGTTCGCGGTGCAGGACCAGACCGAGTCGTGGCTGCGCACCAACGGCGGCCACAACCTGGCCGACAACCAGCGCCGCAACCTCGCCGGCATGGGTGGCCGCTCGATCGAGACCCCGAACGCGTGGGATCCGTCCGAGCAGTCCGTCGCGCAGCTGACCTTCGAAGCCGCCGCGGCCGACATCCACATCGACTATCCGGAACCGCAGGCCGGCAGCTTCACCAACAAGCGCGAGCGACGCCGGTGTCTGAAGCACTCGTACGGCGACAGCGCGCGCACGCCGCGCGACCGGCACTGGATCGGCTGGATCGACCTCGACCGCATCGACGCCGAATGCGAGGAGCTCGTCGCCCGCGGCGAGATCAGCCAAGCCGAACGCTGGTTCGGCAACCGCCTCGCCACCGGTGTCGACCGTGCGTTCGACGCCCAACGCTGGACGACGCTCGCCGCCCCCCAGGAGCTCGACGCCGGCGAAGTCGTCGTGGTCGGCGTCGACGGCGCCCGCTACGACGACGCGCTCGCCATCATCGGCACGCACGTCGCCTCCGGGTACCAGTGGGTGATCTCGCTCCTCGAGCGCCCACCGAACGCCGACGACGACTACGAACACCCCTTCGACGAGGCCGACACCGCGATGATGGCCGTCTTCGAACGGTTCACCGTCGCGCGGGTCTACGTCGACCCGCAGGAGATCGACTCCCTCGTCGACACGTGGATCGCCCGATGGGGCAAGGAAACGGTCCTCGCGTGGCGCACCGACCGGCCCCGACAGGTCGCCTACGCACTGCGCGCCTACCGCAACGCGCAGACGAGCGGCGATCTCACCCATGACGGCGACGACCGCTTCGCCCGCCACATCGCCAACGCGCGTCGCCGCAGCTCCACCGCGAAAGACGACGAGGGGCGCCCGATGTGGACGATCTCGAAGGAATACCGGGGATCGCCCAACAAGATCGACGCGGCGATGGCCGCCACGATCTCGTGGGAAGCACGCGGCGACGCGATCGCGGCGGGTGCCCTCAAGCCGAAACGGCGCGGGGGAGGCAGCATCTGAGGAGGCGAGCGTGGAAGACGAAAACACGCCCGGCTCCCCACCGTGGTGGCTGAAGCGCCTCCACCTCCGTCTCGTGCAGCGCCGCGCGGTGATCGACCGTGCCGCTGAGTATCACGACGGCGTCCACAACCTCGCGTTCCAGTCGAAGAAGTTCCGCGAGGCGTTCGGCGGGCTCTTCTCCGCCTTCGCCGACAACTGGTGCCCCGTCGTCGTCGGCGCGTGTGAGCAACGGCTGAACGTCACGGGCTTCCGCGTCGGCGACAACCCGGCTGGTGACCCTGCCGCGTGGAAGATCTGGCAGGACAACGACCTCGACCTCCAGGCCCAGATGGCGCACACCGACGCGCTCGCGCTCGGCGCTGCCTACATCATCCCCTGGTACGACGCCAACGATGGTGTCGAGATCACGGTCAACTCGCCGCAGGGCACGATCATCGAGACGCACCCCAAGTTCCGCCGCCGGCGTCTCGCGGGGCTGCGGTGCTGGCTCGACGAGTACGGCTACGAGCACGGCGAGCTGTTCCTCCCCGACACGGTGTACCTCTTCCGCTCGACGCAGAAGCGCGACTCGGATCAGATGATGGCCAGCGCGGCCGAGCAGATGAGTTGGGAAGTCGACCCGACAAACGACGATATCGACGAGGCCGACGGCAGCATGGCCAACCCGCTCGGCATCGTGCCCGTCGTCGAACTGCTCAACAACCCGAAGCTCTCCATCGCGAAGACCGCCGGCTTCGGTGTGCACTCCGACCTCGCGCCGATCATCCCGCTGCAGGACGCCGCCAACAAGCTCATGGCCGACATGCTCCTCGCGTCGGAGTTCTCGGCGTTCCCGCAGCGGTACGCGACGGGCTACGACGACGAGAAGGGCGACGCCGCCGCGAAGTTCCGTTCCGGGCCCGGCAACTTCTGGTGGCTCGAAGACGTGGACGGCAAGTTCGGCCAGTTCCAAGCCGCCGACCTGCAGAACTTCGTGCACGCCATCGAGATGGTCGTGCAGCACATCGCGTCGATCTCCGCGACCCCTCCGCACTACCTGCGTGCCAGCGCGGACCGCTTGTCGGGCGAGTCGTTGAAGAGCGCCGAGACGGGGCTCGTGGCCAAGGTGTCGCGCAAGCAGTCGGCGTTCAGCGAAGGCTGGGAAGAGTCGATGCGCATCGCCGGCCAGATCGCCGGCGAACCGGATCTTGCTGCCGCGACGAGCATGGAGACGATCTGGAAGGACGCGGAGTCGCGCACCGAAGCCGAGCACGTGGACGCGACGCTGAAGAAGAAGGCACTCGGGGTACCGAACCAGCAGCTCTGGGAAGACCTCGGCTACACGCCCCAGCAGATCGCCCGCTTCAAGGCCATGCAGGCCGAAGACGCTCTGCTCGGCATCTTCGCCCCGCCGGCCGCGGCCGTCGAACCGACGATCAAGGCGCCGGTCGTTCGCGCATGAATCCGACCACGCTCCAGTACCAGCAGATGCTCGCCCGGCTCCGCGCATCGGCATCGACGTACGTCGCGAACCGGTGGGACAGCCTCGGCCACTACGACGAGGCTGACGTCGCCCCGTTCGTCGCCCAGGTCGTCCCGATCATCGGTGCTGCGCAACGCCAAGCGGTCGCGCTGACCGACGGGTACCTCGCCCGCATGACCGGCCGTTCACCAATCGGCCTTGACATCGCCACGCTCACTGGAGCGGCGGTACGCGCGGGCACTGACCCGAGCACGGTGTACGGCCGGCCGTTCGTGAACGTCTGGACCGCGCTCAAGAACGGCGAGCTCTGGGCCACCGCCGTCGAAGCCGGCCGAGCCCGCGCACTCGACACCGCGACCATGGACGTCGCGCTGTCCACGCGTGCAGCTGCTCGAGCGGTCGGTCAGGAAGACGACCGCATCGTCGGTTTCCAACGTGTCACCGATGGTGACGCCTGCGAATTCTGCGACCTCGTGTCCGACCAGCGGTACACGACCGAAGACCTCATGCCGCTCCACAACAACTGCGGCTGCACAGTCGAACCGATCCTCTCCTCGGAACGGCACCGCTTCACCGGCAATCTCGCGAACGACCTGAGCATCCCCGTCACCCGCGACGGCGTCACCGCCGCAGTTCGTGACCACGGCGAGCTCGGCCCGCTCCTCGTCAACGGTGACGACCACTTCACCACCGAAGACGACCTCGCAGCCTGATCGACACCAAGCGCGGAACGACCCGGCGCACAACAGGGTCGGGAACGCCGCAAGGCGGAGGACACACCCATGCCCGACGTACCGATCCCCGCAGCCCCGGCAACCCCCGCTGGCGGTCCCGCCGCACCTGCGCCGGCCCCCGCTCCGGCGCCTGCACCCGCAGGCACCGAGACGGGGAAGTCGTTCACGCAGGACGAGGTCGACCGCATCATCTCGGACCGTCTCGCGCGTGAGCGGGCGAAGACTGCGGACTACGACGAGGTGAAGCGCAAGGCCGCGGAGTTCGACAAGCTCGACGAGGCCAGCAAGTCGGAGCTGCAGAAGGCGACCGACGCTGCAGCGAAGGCCGAAGGCGAACGGGCCGCGCTCGCGGACCAGCTGAAGACCACACGCCTCGAGAACGCCGTCATCGGCGCCGCGGCGGCCAAGGGGATCATCGATCCCGCAGCAGCAGTGAAGCTCCTCGACCACACCAAGGTCGAATACGACGACACCACCGGCTCGCCCAAGAACGTCGACGTGCTCCTCGACGAGCTCGTCAAGGACAAGCCGTACCTCGTCGGGAAGAACGGGCAACGCCCGGCACCCCTACCGGGAGGCGGCCAACCGGCCCCGACCGGGCAGTCCATGGACGACTGGATGCGCAGCAAAGCCAAGCGCTGACCCCCAGCGGCCACGCCCTTCCGACCTCCCGGAGGTAGAACACCATGCCCACCTACGACACCCTCATCGAGCGCGGGAACAGCCCCGACCCGCTCGTACCCGAACCGATCGTCGCCCAGATCATCGCCGAGCTGCCCAAGGCCAGTGCCCTGCTCTCCCGGGCGCGGAGCATCCCGCTCGCATCGAGCATCAACCGGGTGCCCGTCCTCGACGTGCTGCCCGTCGCGTACTTCGTGAGCGGGGACACCGGCCTCAAGCAGTCCACCCGCGCCGCCTGGAAGAACGTGTTCCTCAACGTCGAAGAGATCGCGGTCCTCCTGCCCGTGCCCGACGCGTATCTCGAGGACTCGACGTTCCCGATCTGGGACTCGGTCCGCCCGCTGCTCGTCGAAGCGCTCGGCGCGAAGCTCGACGGCGCCGGCCTCTTCGGCACCGACAAGCCCGCCACGTGGCCCACGTCGATCGTCGACGCGGCCGTGTCGGCCGGCAACGTCGTCACCGAAGGCACCGGCGACGACCTCGCGGTCGACATCGCGCAGCTCGGTGTCGACCTCTCGGCCCAGGGCTTCGGTGTCAACGGCTTCGCGTCGGCACCAGGGTTCGTGTGGAGGCTCAACCAGCTCCGCGCGTCCGGCTCGGGTGAGCCCATCTTCCAGGCCAACCTCATGGGCGGCATCGGGATGGGGCTCTTCGGCTTCCCGCTCGGCATGGTTGAGAACGGCGCGTGGGACTCCACCGACGCGTCCCTCATCGCTGGCGACTGGAGCAAGGCGATCGTCGGTGTGCGGCGTGACATCACGTTCACCCCGCACACCGACGGCGTCATCTCCGACCAGGACGGCGTGGTGATCTTCAACGCGATGCAGCAGGACAGCACGATCTTCCGTGCCGTCTTCCGAGTCGCGTTCGCCACCGCGAACCCGGTCACCCGCCTGCAGGCCACCGAGGCCGATCGCTTCCCCTTCGCGATCCTCGAGCCGGCTGGCTCCTGACCCAACCGTGACGACAGCGAACGTGGACCCCCAGATCACCCCGTCTGGGGGTCCACGTGTCGTCGTGCTCGTACCCCGCCGAGCTGGCATCGAACAACGAGACCAGCTGTGGGCCTTCTGCCGCCAATGGTGGACCGAAGCACACCCCGACTGGCCGATCATCGAAGGGTTCGACGACCTCGGGCCCTTCAACCGCTCCGCCGCGATCAACCGAGCTGCCGAGCAAGCCGGCGACTGGGACGTCGCGGTCATCATCGACGCCGACGTCCTCTGCGACCAGAACGCCGTGCGCGCCGCCGTCGACGTCGCCGCGTCGACACACGCCATGACCCTCGCCGCTGACGAACGAGTCATGCTGACCCGCGAAGGCACCCGCAGGATCGTCGCCGGCTACCGCGGCAACTGGCGCGTGCGCGGGATCCAGGAGCGCGTCTACACCGACGGTTGCTCCTGCTGCGTCGTCGTCTCACGGAAGCTGTGGGACGACGTCGGTGGGTTCGACCCGCTCTTCGTCGGCTGGGGCTTCGAAGACATCGCCTTCCGCGTCGCCTGCGAAACCATCTCCGGCAAGCCGATGATGAAGCTCTCCTCGGCGATGTTCCACCTCTGGCACACGACCAGCCACGAGAACAACTCGCGCAACGAGACGTACAAGGCCAACAGCGCGCGCTGCGAGCGGTACAAGGCGGCGCACTGGGATCGTGCCCAGCTCGACGCGCTTCTCGACGAAGCCCGCGGAACCGTGCCCGTCGAACCCATCGAGTTGGGGCCGACACGCATCCCTCGCATCTTCCACCGGACAGTGCCCGAGTCGACATCCGAGCAGGTTGAGCACTGGTGGACACACCTCCAGCAGCTGCACCCCGGCTGGGAATTCCGCACGCACCGCGAGCCGCTCGACCCGACCGCGTGGCCACTCACCGGTGACCTGTGGGACCGCTGCCAGAACGGCGCGCAGAAAGCCGGGCTCATCCGCCTCGAGGCCCTGGTCACCTTCGGCGGGGTTTACGTCGACAGCGACGTCGAACCGCACAGCTCGTTCGAACCCCTGCTGCACGTGCCCGCGTTCGCAGCGTGGG